AGGTCGTAGATATTTCGCAGCTAAATCTATCCTTATGACGTTTTAAGATATCTCCTTTTTTATAGATACGAGCATAAGAATAATTAGGAGTTAATTTTAATCCCGTTAACTTTTGCATTACAGGGTGAACTTTAACAAGTAAAGTTTCCATAGCTATATCTCCATAGTGAGAATAGGTATTAGGCACTTGTTGATCAGTCCAAACACCAAAGTATTCAGTAAAAGTTGATATGAAACGAGTGTCAAATAAAGTTTGAGCAACTCTTCTTTTTAATAAGAAATATTTATAAATAAAATCAGCCATTTCTTCAGAGATAGCTTTTTCTATAACTATGTATTTCTTCTTTTTAAAACTCATTTTCTAACCACATCAAGTATCATTTTTCTAACCGCCTGTAAATTAAAATGAATAAATCTAAAAGGTTCTATTCCTAAATCCACAGCAAACTGATGTTCTAAGAATGCAGGAAATAGAATTAAGGTTCCTGGTTGAGGTTTATAATTTATAAATTGAGATCCAAACGTTATTTCCGATTCATTTTTTAAAGGAAGTTGAGTCACACATTTTCCAAGTCGAGGATCATGGAAGACTGGATAGGAAGTTTTATCGGAGCATTTTAAAAAATAGAATCCTGATATATGATTATCGTAATGGATATGACCTTCATGATGACCGCCACCATTTTTTCCAAACTCTTGCACCCACATTTCAGTCCAATAGATTTCATAATCATTTAAATTATAACCCATGTGATCTAAAACATTAAAAGAAGATTTACCTACAAAGTCTTGAAGTTCTTTAAACTCAGGTACATTTATAAGCGATCTTGAGTGGTGAGACATACCAAGATCACCAATATTTTTTTTAAGATTCTTGCTTCTTGTTTTAATATTTATTTTATTATTATCTTTAGCTTCTTTAATAAAAGGATCAGTTGCTTTGATTAAAGGTTTAACCCATTCAGGAATCACGGTAGAATAGACTGGTGAAATAAAATAACCTGTGAAATCTAAATTCATAATTTATCTATAAGGGTATCCTAGGTTCCAAATTACAAGCGAGTATCTAACTCCTTTTTTCACGGGGCAAACTCTATGCCACACGAAACTAGGAAACACGACTAATGATCCTCGTGGTAATATTTCTGTGCATTTTCGAATGTTATGTTTATTTCCTTTTTCTGGATTATTAAAATTAAATTCTAGTTCACCGCCTTGATATTCTGATGGATCAGATAAAGTACACGTCACAGATAATTTTCTTATTTTGCCATTGGTATTTGGATCTTCTGGATGATTATAAGGTATTTCCCAAGAATCGCAGTGCCAGCCATAGTATTGGCCTGGTGCATATTTTGTAAATTGACAAGATTCAGACCAGTCCCAATCGAAATTCCAACCTGCTTCTTTATTGGCTCTATGAACATAAGGTTGTATTTCATTATAGATCCATCTATCATTTAACCATGTAATATTTGAATCTCGTTTCTTCTTTAAATCTTTAAGTTCTTTTTGTGATAATGGTTCTTTTTTTAAATCTCTACCTCTCTCAACTCCACCTGTAAGAGCTATTTGTTCTTGATGACGTTTACCATAATTAAGTAACTCGTCACAGAATCTTGGTGTCAGAACACTTGTAAAATAGTAATAATGATTAAATAGATTCATACTTCCTCTGTATAAGGATATATATCTATTTTAAATGCTATTGTCTAGGGTTTGAAAGTCTATAAGTCTTAGGGTTTTAAAGTCTACAAGTCTTAAGGTTTCAAATCCCAGCTTAAATTCTCTTCATTCCAGCTGTAAAATTTACCCTCTAATTTTTGTTCTTCTGTAAGAGAAGGTTGAGGCACAGGTGCTTGCCAATCGTCACTAGCATCGAGAGCCCATGAAGAATAAGGTTGTGAAGATATAAATTTATCTTTAATTGAATCATAGGTATAGTTAATACCTGCATATTGTTTTCTAAAATTATTGTTATAGGAGGTTTGTACCCATTTTACTCCATTAATAGAAAGAGGACAAACTGTTGCAAAGTGATTTGAGGCTTGTTCTGATAACTCACCACCGTTGTTAGCTATATCTTGATTACAAGCAACTACTACTCTTAAAACTTTATTGTTAGAATCTATTTCAGCAAAATGAGCCATTATGTTACCGTTAAAGTCCCTGTTACTGTAAAAGTACAAATGCCAGCAGATCCATCGGGCGCAGGACTTGTTGTTTTTGTATTTGTTGGAGGGCTCACTGAAACCCTAGGACTACACGTTGATGGAACTCTAATGATAACAATTCCAGATCCACCTGGAGCTCCATCGAATGGTGGCTGTCCACCTGCTCCACCACCTCCTCCAGTGTTAACTGCTCCATTTTTTGGTGGATTCCCTGGCCCACCTCCGCCTCCGCCTGCTCCTCCAGCTGCACCTGCTCCAGCGTTATAACCTCCACCTCCACCACCTCCTCTTGTGACTGAACAACCTGTAATACTATTTGCTAATCCTGCTCCTCCGACTCCACCAGAAGTTGGAGTTGCATCTCCTCCTGAAGCTCCTGCTCCACCACCTCCTCCTCCAGTATTAGTTGGTCCTCCTGCTCCTGAAGCTCCTCCAGGATTTCCTTGTGGTGGACTTACTGGTGGTGTATTACCAGCAGCACCTGGTGTAGATGGTTGAGAACCAGATGCAGTTCCTCCTCCTGATCCTCCAGATTCACTTACATTTCCACATCCTGCACCACCACCTCTTCCCCCACCTGCAGATGTTATTGTTGAAAATATTGAAGGATTTCCTGGACTTGCTGCGTCAGGAGGGCTTGGATAAGGACCACTACCAGCACCTCCCCCACCAATTGTTATTGAAGTTGGTCCTGGTGTTAACGTAATTTTTGTTCCTCCTGGAAATGAAGTACGATATCCTCCTGCTCCTCCACCAGCTCCTGTTGTAACTCCACCACCTCCACCTCCTGCTACTACTAAATAATCTACGTCAACAAGTTTCTCCCCAGCCGTTAACCCAAACCCTTTTGCCGAACCCGCACCTCTTGAAGATAAGATAGGCATAACTTTCTGGTCTCCTTTTTTATTTAAATTGTGTTTGACTTGCTAAAACTGTGTATGTTGATGCTGCTGTTTTAATAGCTGTGTAAGTATAAACATCATTAGATGAAGCATTACCAGTTGTTGGAGCAGATCCACCTTGATAAACAACTGTAACGTTTGTTGTTGTTCCATCAACCTGCACTACGTTATTATAAAATGTTGTGTTGTCCTGTTTTGTAATTAATGCAACAGTTACAGATTCACCTGTACTTAAAACTGCATTTAATGCATTAGATGAATCACCTCTTAAATTAACTGTAAAGTTAGAACCTAAATTAACATTTTGAAAATATACAGCTTGTGTAAGTACATCATAGGTAAATGTTGTAATATAAGTTGTGGAAATTGTAACACCTTCAAATACACCAAATATTTTAGTTTCACCATTATTTGTAATTCTTCCAGTTCCTTTTGGTGTTAGAGTTAAACCAACATTGGTATCACCACCTGTTGCAGAAATTACTGGAGCATTTCCAGTTGCTGCGTTTGTAACAGATATTTCGTTTACTGCTGATGCTGTAGTTGCAAATTTAATTTGCTCATTACCATTTTGATCACCAATAAAATTTCCATTATCAATTAAAATATTTTTTTCATTAGTGTCTAAATTTGCAGCTAATTGTGGAGCAGCATCATTTGATAATTTTCCAATGTTAGAATCTACAACATCAGTTCCATTTAAATATAAAAGTTTTGTTCCTTTATCTGTTGCAGAGAAAGTAACTCCTGTTTGACCTGCAACTTTTACTGTTACAGTAAAAGCACCTGATGTACTATTTTTAATTACGTAAACTTTTTCATCTGGTCCCGTTGCATCTGAAGGAATAGTAACATCTACGTTTCCTGTAATAGTTCCTGTAAGTTCTAATACTGCATTTTTACCATTTGAAAGAGCACCATTAGTATATGTTAATGTAACTCCTGTTGTTGCATTTAATGCAACTGATTCATAACCAGCAATTGCTTGTTGTAAAATTGTTAAGTTTGTATTGGTAATATCACCCCATGTACCGGCGTTTTCACCTGTAACTTGAATCTCTAGTTTCAGGTCTGTTGAATAACTTGATGCCATATTAATTCCTTATTCGTTTGTTTTATTAAATTTATGCGGCAGTGTCAATCTCCGTCCAAGTGACAACAGTTCCGGTGTTAATTTTGGTCCAACTTTGAACACTAGCGCTATTTTGAGTTAGAGTCAATATATTTCCTGTAACATCTACATCAGTATTTCCACCACCAAAAACAGTGCCTAAATTTGAAGTTAGTGCTATTCCTGTAACATCTACAAGTGTAACTGCTTCTCCTGATGCAGTTCCTAGAGCAATAGTTAAATTTGTTCCTGTAACATTAACATCGGCAGTTCCAATAACAACAGTTCCAATTGCTAAATCACAAGTCATTCCAATACCTGTAACTGTAGCATCAGGAGAAGGATCTACTTCTCCTTGATTAATGGTCATTGCAATGTTTTCTTCTGAAGCATTCCAACCTTGTTGACCCCAACCTACAACACCCCAACCAACACCAGCTACTGAAGATACTACAGCTAATGCATTAATACCTGCCTCTACCGTTCCTTGTGCAATAGTTAACTGTTGCCCTGTAACAGATACACTTTCCCATAATCCTTCTGCACCCCAAACATCTTCACCCCAAGTTTCTCTACCCCAACCTTCTAAGTTATAAGCTAGAACAGTTCCTACAGCTGAAGTAAGTTGTATTCCTGTAACTGATGCATCAGGATCTGCGTCTACAGTTCCAAGTGAGGTTGTTAATTCTATCCCTGAAGGAAAAGCATCTACAGTAATAACTTCAGTTACAGAATTTAAATTTACTGTTAATCCTATTCCAGTGACATCTACTTGTTGTCCTAATGCTATTGTTACATTTGAAAATCCACCCCAACTTAATTCAGAAGAATTCCAAGAAGACTGACTCCAACCAAATGCAGGACCACCGATAGATGTTGTTAAAAGATTACCAGTAATATTAACACTTTGATCACCTTGATTATTCCATACACCTGCACTCCAAGACAATGCACTCCAAGTATTAGAAGTAATATTCATGACATTACCCATACCTGCGCCATGAGTATTACAAATGTAATAAAAATCTGATGTTTGAGAAACTGTAATCTCTATGTATCTTACAGTTGCAGCATTGAATAAAGTATTATTATTATAATTTGCAGATGTAGTTACACCATCTAAATAAAAAACAACTCCTGATGTAATTCTTCCAGCTGTGCTTGTAGTTGTAGAAAGAGCTAAAGGGTGAGTATTATTACTTGAATCGTTTTGATTAAATCTAAATGTTCCACCAGTGACAACAGGAAGAACTGGTTTTTGTACACCACCAATGTAGTAACCACCCCCTGTTCCAAAAGGAACTGTAACAATAAATTCCACCATAATAGGTTTCTCCTATTATCCGGATATTCTTAAAATAGCTGCCGCTGTTGTTGCTGCTGGAAATTGAACTGTAAATGTTCCAGACGTCGCTGTTTTATCTCCACCAAAGTCTAATACACAAACTGCTTTACTAGATTCACTTGTATTATAAATAAGTGCGCCTCGTGCAGTTAGTGTTACACCTGTAAAAGATATATCTGCAAAATCTACAAAAGCTACACCACTAGAAACTAAAGGTGATACATTTACCAAAGCTCCACCACCAGTTACATATTGACCAGTGTTTGAAACTTCATTTGTTGTAGTGAATGAAGTTGTAGCAGAATCTAAAGTTGCTGCAGAAGTATACAGAGCTAGTTTAAACACATCGCCTGTAGACAAAGTAAAATCATGTATACCTTGAAACAGTTGTTGCTTAAACGAATTACAAACCGCTTGTGTTATAGCCATAATTAACTCCTAATTATTAACCTTGTTTTTGAATCGAAGGTGAACCCGCTTGGTATTCATCTCGTCTTCTTCTTCCCATTTGTTCAATAGAGAATCCTTGTAATGCAGTTTGATACTTTTGTTCATAAAATTGTATCATGTCCGCCGGACCCTTTAAAAAACCGTAAGCCTCAACAAGGCATGCATACAATAAGCCAGTGGGAAATTGCAAGCTTAGATATGTTGTTGTATTACTACTAGATAATCCAGCCGGTTTCAAGATATAATTTAACTGCATTAAATAGTTGAGATCTGGAATAGCGGCTAAAATAAGTGTGTCATCATCGTAATAGCTAAAATATCTAGGTAGAGCTTGGCTTGAAGAAGCATTGTATTCATTAATAAAACCAAGATCTTTGTATTCTAAAACAGCTATATCACCTGTGTATACCGCATTAGGAATGATGTAAGCTTCTTGTACTATTAAAACTCCCCCTGTCCCTGGAAAGGGTGTGTTTACAAATTTTTGACCTGCAACAATAGTTGCTGTTGCTTCCTCTCTATTACTATCAGAATCTACATCTCTTAAAATTCTAAATTCAGCATCTAATATAAATCCATTTACAATTGTTGATGTGAATACATTTGAATCTACCTCTGTGTAATCTCTAATTTTTTGAACAAGTTCTGCGTATGTCATATTAAGCTTGTAAAGTTACTGGACCTGCAGAGCATTCTGCTCCACCACCTGTTACTCCTCCTGTAGTTGCCGTATCACTACTTATAAAATGAAAGTAGTTTGTTGTATCAGATATACTACCAGAAGAATCTATTTTTCCAATTGTAATTGTAAAACCATCTGCATCTGAGATATCTGTAACACCATCAAAAGAAGGCACACTTGTAAAACCTGTGCTATTTGTTGGTCCTCTAAATCTTACAGTGTTACCAGTTGATCTTTTATGATTTTCTGAAAACACATTTACATAAGTATCACCTGCATATTTAATTGTTTCAAAAGGATCTGGAGTTAATAAAATTAATACAGAAGGCTCTACTCTATCTGGGTGAGC